TTGGGCGGCCTTCTCCGAAGCATCTAGGCTATCTTTGGCGTCGGCAAGCTGGAGATTTAGAACGTCTCCAACGGCAGTTCCGGCGGGCACCGTGTACTCTTTGTACTGAACGTTTCCTTGGGAATCTATTCCCGAAGCTCTGCGGATCGTGACGGGCGCTGTAGTTTTCGATTTGAGCGCGTCGGGATAGACTTCGAATACCTGTACGCCCGTAATCTTCCCATTCTCTGCGGTGGGAACGGCCATGATTCGGCCCTGTGCTTGCAACTGAGTCAGACTGACGCCGTTCTCCTGTAGACCGGCATTAGCCGAGAGGAAGTCTCCGAACGTCGCATAGTGCCCGTAATTCTTGTTACGGGGATCGGCAGAAACTAGCTGGTTAGCCGCATTCAGTTTGTCCGCCGCTGTAGTGTCAACTTCGGTTTGTTCACGCTGCATTCTCCACGCGGATTCTGCCATCTGTTGAGACTGGAGAGCGCGAGCGGCTTGTCCGGCCCGGAGAGCCTGAATGTTCTTCGATTGGGTCTGAATATTCTCATTTTGCTGTTTCTGTTGTTCGGTAACGGCCTCATTACCGGCTTCAATCGAGCGGCCAAACGATCCCGGCCCGTGTTGGGCCAAAGCAGGACCGGCGGCAGTCAAGAAGCGGCCAACCGCCCCTATAGTTCTCTGAGCGTTACTCAGAGGGACTTCTTTGATTTCTCCAGTTTGCGGGTCTACAACCTTCTTTGTCGGAGGGGCGAAGGCATCTCCAACAGCGTGCAGCATGTTAGACAGAAAAGAACGGTGGTCTGGGACTGCGGCAGGTGTTTGTGGAGCGGGCGTCGTCCCGGATACTTCGGGAGCCGGGCCGCCAGACAACGCCTGACCCGCCGCCGCTTGAGGAGCAGGAATCTGGTCCGGAATAGACGAAGTGTCGGCAGGGATCGTCGGAACACCAGTAGTAGGAGCGGAAACTGTGGCAGTAGGATCGGGCATATTACTCCAAAGACATCTAATCGGTCAAAAAGAACTGTAAAGGCGTGCTGGCCTTAATGAATTTGTCGTCCAAAGCTTCTTTTAGAAACTCAACAATCTTTTCGGTCGATATATATCGAAACGAACGAATCAGGTCGTCCAATGTGGATTCCGGAGACAACCGGCCTTGTTTGCCATTGGCCCGCGTCTTGCCTGAACACTTGGCTTCGAGGTTGTTGATAAGCGCCCGATAGCCGCCTTGGAACGTGCTGAATATTCTAGTGCCCTGATCGTTGACGACATTCAAGCGGTCAAGAGAGTGAGAGCGCAACATACCGGGGTTCAGAGTTGCACAAGCCTCGGTCCCCGGTTCCAGAACCATGTTTTCTCTCGCAATTGCTAAGGCTAGGAATTCGAGTCGCTTCATGGTTTATCCTTTTCCTGCGAAAATGCTGCCAGCGGCCCCAAGACCCGCTCCTACAAGGCCCATCCACGAATTGTTAGCTTGTGTAATTTCGTTGGCGGTAGTAGAAGCAGCGGCCCCGCCTTGATTGGCGGCTTGGGCTAGAGCGGTAGGATTCATCTCGTTTGCGACCCCGCCCAAGGCCGAAGCAGCGGCCATGTAGTTTTCTCGGCCTGTGGCATAATTAGACGCCGTAATATTTGCTTCTTCGTTTGATACATTCTGAGCCGCAGATGTAGCAAGTTCTGCCTGCTGCTGCATCTTGGCTCCGGTCGGAATATAGGCAGTTCCCCCGCCTTGTGCTCCCTGAACAGCGGCCAGTTGTTTGCTGGCGGAGTTGAACGCCTGTCCGCTACCAGTAACCGCTTCAGAGTTCAGATTGTTCAGTTCTGCTTGGGAGAACCCTTGCTGGTTGATGCCAGCGGCCAAAATAGGTTCGAACGCCGCCGTCAAGGTTTTGAGTATGCCTTGATCTTCTCCAAACACCGTTCCGTATTCGCTGGTCATCTGGTTATAGAAATCAGATTGGGCTTTTTCTATGTCTTTCTGTTGCTGCGATGCGCCGCAAGCCAGTTCGCACGGCCCGGAGTATAGGTAGCCTTCGTGCTCCAATACTTCGCCCGTAATCATTGATATCGTCTTGCGAGTAGTTATGAATTGCATTGTGGGCTACCTAAGAAGAGTTCAAAATCTGTCGTGCCGGGAACCTCGGTAAATCCGAAGCAACGCTTGCAGAATTCCGAGAGTTTCGGGGAGATACTTTCAAACACCATTCGCTTCAACCCGGCTTTTTCGATCTGGCCCCTGACCGTAGGAAACGCTTTGTGTAATGACCGGGCGGTTCTGGACTCGTTGTCGGCCAAGAACTGGATATGAATCCGGGCTGAAATAGGAAGCTCGGGTTCTAACCGAAGGAACATTGTTGGGCCTTTGCTGTCTTCGATTGCAAAAGACAAACCGCCGGGGCGAAAGAAGAATTCCGAAGTCATTCCCTTGGCGGAATGGTCGGGGTCTAGTGCAATCCATTGATTGAGAATTGAATGGTCCGAATCGTGAAGAGGACGAAAAACAGGGTTCACAGGCTTAGTAGTCTTTTCTGCTGGACTCCCGGACGGTAGAACTGCCGAAGGTTATCGGGGTTTACCGTGCCGATTGGAGGCAGCGGGCAACGAATAAAGGCGTTGAATGCCGGAGGGGTTTCCCCGTTGACCGGAAGATTCGTTCCTTCTAGTCTGGGTTGAAGATGAGACAGGGGAAACCGATGCGTGAATTTCTCCGGAGGCGGGGGTTTCAAGGCTCTTTCAACTGAGTTCATATTTACTCCGAATGAATTGCTCCGTAGAGACTGAAGGCCAGTAATTCATTGGCTGCATTCTCCGAGGGCCAAGTAAAGTTGATTTGCAAGTGTCGTAGCCAAGCCGGAATCTGTGCGGTTGAGAAATACCAGCGATCCGGATACAAAGTAAGCGGGGCCGTCAAGAAGGGCGGGTCGTTGACAGGCTGCAACAGATTGACAAACTGAGACGATCCGGTTGTTTCTATTTCATCACAAAGAACCGATACCGCAACATGGCTACCGATTGCTTTGGCCTCGGTAGTAATACTCACTACTTCAGCGCATTGATTCGGCTGTGCGAGAACAATCGAACCAAGAATGAAATTCGCAGGATACGAAGTTCCGTTATCTTGGCTGGCGGTTAAATCGCGTTTCAGAATTGGCCCCGAAGTCGCCGGACCAACGAGCAACGTCTTGTTTCCGGGAGTGGTTTCGATGGATTTTATTGCCCCGCATCCTCCGACGATATTGGCTTTCGGACTCCAAGTAAATCCGGATTCCGGAGGAGAAGTTGCGGCGAGTCGATACCATCCGGTAGAACCGTCTGCGACAAAGAAAGCCTGATCCGTACCTTGAGTATGCCAAGTAACGTAGGATGCGGAAGAAGAGAATCCGCTCAAGATATTAGCAATCGGTTGCCCGAGGTTACTTATTCCGGCGTTAGGGTCAAGCGTAATGAATTGCTGGTCTGACGTTAACAATCCGGGTGTTGATCCGTTTACCGCAAAACAATTAGGAGACAACAGACCAACATCTTCTAGGAGACAAACCGGGGTATTCGGGTTCCCGTTCCCGTCTATTCCTTGGGTATAAAACACTCCAAGCAACGTAAAAATCAACGCCCCGGTTGCCGATGCCCAAATCTTGTTTACGAACGCAGGCATCTCTATAAAGTTCAGTCCGGGAAACGAATCGGAACCTACTCCGAGAGCTTGCGTAGCGGGGCCAGAGTAATATGCCAGTTCTCCGACGGTTCCCCACACGCGAGACAAATAGTAAGAAAGATTTGTTAATCCCGTGGGCGGAGGAGCGTTGTTCCCCACTGTATCCGCCTCTATGAATTCGTTTAGAACCGCTCCGGCGTTCGGAGGGTCCGGAGTTCCGTCTGTAAACGACCAAGCCGTACCATTTGGCGGGGCGGGAACTTGGATAAGCCGAAAGGGGGTCGTTTGTCCTTGTGTGCTTCGATAAATGTTGATTGTGTCTACGCCGTCTGACGCCCAATTAGGATCACCCGCACCACTGACAGCTATCCCGCAATTCGCGGCCAAAGTAATAGGAGCAGACAGGGGGGCGGCAGAACTCTCGTGGCCGGACACGGAATCGGCATAAGAAAACGAGTAGACCCACGTCCCCGTATTGGGGGCGCTGATCTGGCCTCCGTTTGTCCACTGGACTCCGCTATCGGTCGTTACTAGTCCAACAGCTTCGACATTGCTGGCATTTACCGCCCAAGTCGGGTGAGACGCCCCGCTTGTACCGGCTTTAGTTACATTCTGAGTGAATCCCGATCCTCCGCCAGAACCCGCGTTATCAACAATGCTGTTGACGGTCGTGACCGCTTGAGAATTTCCGACGTTGCCTTTAGTCTGAGCGGCGGGCGAAGATGTTGCCGACGTGGTACGGGTAATTTGATACCCGATGTTTGTCCAAACGACGGTTCCGTCCGTGATCGTTCCGCCTACTCCCGTAGGCCATTTGATGCTAGTTGTAGCGATTGCCGATGTAGTTCCAGCGGTCGTGCATTGAAAGAAATAGTAATTGGTAATCGTGTAAAAATAGCCGCCGCTGCCTTTTGTAAGACCTCCGCCTCCAGAGGGCGGAATGTAATAAGTAGTAGTGACCGTGACTGCAATATACCCGGTAGTTGCGGCATAGGCCGTAGTCGTTGCGCGAGTTCCACTACCCCGGCAAGTCCAGACGGCGCTTCCTCCGCCCGCGCTATCCGCAGTAGTAGCTCCGGGGGTCGAAGACCACGACGGAACGCTTGTTCCAGTTGTTCCTCCGGTCGTAAGCTGCTGAATGTTCCCGTTGGAATCTAGGATTATCGCGCCGTTGTTCGGCCAATAATAAGTGCTTGCGGCCCACGCGGTTCCTATGGCAGTAAATACGTTGGACGTGAGGGGTGCAACTGTTGGAGCAACTATTCCCCAATTGCGAACGCTGAACCCTTTGGAAACCCATCCAACAGTTCCGTCCAGAACAGCAGTGCCGATAGTTCCTGAGAAGGACGGAGTAGAGCTTCCCGAAGTCCCTGATACGCTCTGATTAGAGACAATTCCGGTATCGGCCAAAGTGGTATAAGATGCGGCAGAGAAAGCAGCCGTGAATGTTCCCGCTCCTGTCGTTGCGACGGTCACAGTTTGGCCGTTTAACGCCGGATTTGCGGTCATCCCGAAGAACGTCCACTGATCGCCGATATTGACAGTTCCCGTTCCGGTGTAATCAACAGTCAGAACAGTCCCGCTATTCGCGGTTGAAGTAACTTGGTTGGAAAGACCTTGCGATTGCTGGATATTGTCTGAGGCGTCTAGGATGCAGGAGCCTTGGGCATAGACCGTGGAGTTGGCGCGGGCGGGAAACCACAGCCATTGTTTGGCGTCAACGCCGTTAGCCATGTACAGAGTGTTTCCAACTGATTGAAACGTGGTCTGCCCGGCTCCAGCAGACTTCGTGAATAGCAATGTCTTGGTGCTCGGGCCAGTTGCGTCATAAACCGCAGTCGCGGTATCAACAACGACTCGAATAGACTCTACCCCGGATGCAAAATTGTTTACACGGAACGAAAAGAAGTCTTTGATCCCGGTAAACGTCTGGCTGTTGTACAGGGAATTTCCGTATCGCCGGATAGGAGTCAAGCTCGGGCTTATTTCAACGTTTTGGCCGTCAATAATGGACTCGAAACGGGCACCCGAATAGAACTTCTGGTATAGAAAAGGAGCGGCGTCACGAAGAGGGTTCTTGTTGGGATAGAGGCCCGTCCAGAACTCGTTGACGTACAGAGTTCCGTATTTAGGCGGCTTATCCGGCTGTACTGGTAGCGGACTTGCCACTATTCGCCCCCTCTGAATTGTGTTCCTTGCTGTGTCTTGGCTCCCGACACTCCAGACGAACGCACAATTCCCGCCCATTGCTCCATGAAGATCGCTTTCTGTTGCTCGTCAAGACCTTCGGAGATAGCTAACAGAGATGCAATGAATTTCTGATTAGTGGCGGGAAATCGGGCATCGTCTGCGAACATCTGGAACAAGGCGAGCAACCCGTAGTTGTAGACCATCCCGTATTCATCTGGAATCGGCCAAGTACCGTTAGCCCCGGTAATGGCGGTCAATAAAGCGGGCTTCTTCTGATAAATGACATTGACGGTATAGACCTGATCCGGCTGACCGGGCATGAAGCGGAAGGTTATGTTCCCGGAGTTGTCGTCCAGATAGACGCCGATTGCGTTTGCTCGGCCTGTTCCAGCATCCTGTGTCAATGGAAGTTCAAGATTAGGAATCTCATTGACAGTCCCGGACGCAGTAGTAACTGAGGCTTTCTCGATGTACCCGAAATTGCTAATCGCCTGAACGTAGTCGGTAATCAGACTCATCGTCCAAGTGATACTATTGTCGGTAGTAGTCCCGCCAACTGTGGTTGACCAAACGGGAACGGTGCCGCCCGAGTTTCCAGTCGCGGCAGTGACCGTTTGCATGTTTCCGTTTGAATCGCGCAATCGGGTTCCTACAGTAAACGCGGTGCTGGCCGTCCAGTTCAGGGAAGGATTCAAGGTCTGGAAAGCTACGGAAGCCCGATTCCAGCGCCATTTGAAAGGCGGTTGAACAATGGTCTGGATTACTGTATTGGCGCAAGTGAGCGCGGGTTCTAGTACATTCGCCCCACCAAGCACAAATGGGCGTTGACCAAGGAAAAACTTGGCCCAATCAATCGAATTCAGAACTGTCCGGGTATTTGAAGCCATAGGGTTGTACGGAAAACGGACAAACTACATTGGGGGCGCATAAGGCCAAGCCGGGCCGGGATTCGGATAATCGTATCCACCCATAATGTCGTTTGTGGGATAAAAGCCGTAGCTTTCAGGTTCGCGATCCGCCTGACCTTCGGCGTCTGAAATTGCTTTCAGCCACAGTTGATACTCGGCGTCGAATTTCTTCCGAATCGCGGCTTCGGGGGACCGCTGATAGCAGTACGCCCGGAAACCTTGCAGGAAGTAGTGGGAAAAATCGTCAGGAATGGGGTTTATGCTTTGACCAAGAGACGTAAATCTGGTCGGCTTGAATTGCGCTCGGAGAATTACCTGCCAAACAACTCCGCCGGATGATTCGATGGGCTGGAGCCGGAAGCCTTGGCCGTAGGGATCAACCACAGTCCAGACAGTCGTTCCGTCTGTCGTGGTGATTCCTGCGTTTGCGCCCGATCCCGGCCAGACAGGAGTCGAACTTCCACAGGTTCCGTACGTAGTCACAACCTGAAGATTGCCATTCGGGTCAATGATCTGCGTTATGGGGTTTTGTGGAGTGACGGTCACGCCCAACGGGTTGACATAGACAACGCCGGGGCCGGGGTTAAGTTGTCCAGTGTTGTTGGTGTTCGGAACCGCTGCCCCACTGCCCCACGTTCCATACTGAAGATTGGCGTTGTTCAACCAACACACTTGGAATGGTCGCCCGTAAGAATCAGAAGTCGGCTGTAGGTCTTTAACGACTTCCAGCTTGAATTTCCGTTTGGGAATAGCGGTTGAGTTGATGTCAATTACAACTCCGCTCTCCAGCCAACCGAGATTGGTCAGGTTCAGCGAAGCGTAATCGTTCTGCCAGCCGATTGTCTGAAACACGGGCACGTTGAAGGAGTTCCAACGCCAGTTGTATCTACGGGAACACAACTCGGCCATGACCATGTTTCCGATAGTCAGGGCCGGTTCCATAGACGATCCCCCGGCTTGGAGAACAGGCTTAATGTCCCCAAACCGAAGGGCGTCATCAATGCAATTTTGAAGAGTTACAGTAGAGCCGGGCATGAGGGGTTTTAGCCTTTGATAGCTACAGCTACCACTTTCTTGTCAAGAAAGTTCTTGAAGTCGTAGTCATCCTTCTGGTTTTGTGCGTTTAGCTCGGGAATGTTGAACTTGACGGTTGTAGGAAGTTCGCCGCCCATGCCGAACAACCTAGACTTAGATGCCCGCCGTGCAACGTCGTTGTACTCTTGTATACGGGCGTTGTATTCATTGAGTGTCAGGCGTCCTACAACAACGTCGCGTTTCTTCGGTAAATGCCATTCCTTAGTACACCGGCAGCACAGGTAATAAATCTCGCCTGTTGGCAAACATTGCGGCGAAACAGAGGAACCGGAAGCTCCATAGGGGCCGCCGTCGCCGTTCAGAATTCCGTCCAGACCGAGGCCGCCAACCATGTGAGCGCAAGTGGATTGTTCTGCGCTCGTCTTAGCCTGAATGTGCTCAATATCTTTCTTGCGGTTGTCGTTGCGAAGCCTTAATGTTTCGCGTTCCTGTTCAAACTTGGCGTTTTCGTGGTCAACTAAAGTTAACTCTCGTTCTGCCTTACGCAAGTTAATAACAGTAATCTTGCGTTGTAGCTGTTCTGTCGTAAGCTGGCTTGAATCAGCCGCCAACAACTCCGCATCTGATAATTGCTTGGGTTCGTTCATTGAAGGACTTCTCCTGATGTAGAAAGATGAGGGAGCACAGTCCGTACTCCCTCTTGGTTGTGACTAGCTGATGTTGCTAGGTGCGTCGATGGTTCTCAAACGCATGGTAGTATCAGGGCCGAGGGAAGCAGCGTACTTGAGATTGTAGCTGGTCCATCCGCCAATCACGCCGACCGGATCGGCTGCGGAAGTTGCAGGACTCTTTACCAGTTCGGTAGAGATATTCCGCCACTCGCCTTCGCCGAGCTTCGCGCCTTCTTTGGCTCCGAGAGAGATACCAAAGGTTGCATTCTGGCCGAAGACGTAGGTTCGAAAAGCAGTGACACCGGAGTGCGAAAGATAGTTAGTGGTCTGCGTAACCATCTGGCACTGATAAGCGCGGAGGCCCGCAACATCAAGAACGGGGGCTTCCTCGCCCGGCAGTTCGTACAGGGCATCGCGATCTTCAGAACCGCGAACGGCTCCGAACTTCGCAATGTCAGTGATTCCGCCCGTGGACGTATCGTTCAGTGCATCTCCCACACAGAAGGGGTGGATAAGCATTCCGAAACGGTTGGCGGCCTGATCGAACGGCTTTACGCCGCGCCCTTGCAAGGACTGGACAGCCGCGACAAAATCGGTTTTAGCGATAGTCGCGTTGAAAGCCTTGTTCAGAGCGTTGACCGAGCTATCAATCGTGCTGGCGGTATCAACCACGTTACGATGAACGGTGTTGAGCGACAGAGCGGCGCGATAAGCAATTTCCTCGCGGAGATTGCCGAGCGCGTCATCAATAGCGGTCTGCAACGCATAGTCAGACAGCGAAACGTAGTCGCCGTATTGACCAATGGTCGTGGTGTTGGTCAAAACAGTAGGAGTGATACCAGAACCCACGGTTCCTTCCGAGATTTGAGTCGTGTTGGCAGCAAACGGCTGGTACATGAAGAGTTCCAGTTTGTTACCGGAATTCATGGGCAGCGGTCGCCGCTCAGAGAGACGGAGAAAAAGCGTCCAGAGCTTCAGGTTCTCCACAAACTTGCGGTCATAGAAAGTGACCGTAGACTGCGGGAGAGCGTTAGAAGTAGTGGATGCCGGGTTATATCCGGGCATGAGATTACCTTTTTAAAAGAGATTGTTGGCGAGAGAAAAGCAGGAGTGAAGAAACGTCGGGGAATTACTTGTTCCACTGGCCGGTGGATTCGTAATACTCTTTCAGTTGCTTCGAGTTCATCTTTGCTATTTCTGCGGCGGACGGTCCCCGTTTCTTTGCCGTGCCGGTTCCTGAACCGGATGCGCGAGTCAAAGTAGCAGGTATGACGGTCTGGGTTTGCGGCTTAACTGCCGGGGTTTCTGGAGGGTCAGTCCGACCCTCTTCCACTACCGGCGGCTGTGCTGCGGGTGATTCGACGGAACGTAGCTCAAGCAGTCCGCTATCGCTCAGTTCCTTAAATGCAATTTCAAAATTCTTCTTCGTCAGGGCCATTCTGCGGGTACTTATATACCCCATCATGGCCTCAGAATTGGCCGTACAGAGGACAAATTCTGGATGCTCGGCGGCAAAAGCGTTGGCTTCGGCGTGGGCACGAACTTGGGCCGCATCCTTGGCCGCTTTGGTCTGAAGTTTTGCGGCGTCGGCGGGCTTTCTGCCAGTCCGAGCTTCGTAAAGCTCGTCAAAGGCTTCCTGAACCTGTTCGGGATCGCGAAACCTGTTGGATAGCTTGAATCTCTCGTCTGCCGTCAGTTCTCGCGGGGCCGGTTCCGCTATGTCTTCTATTTCTTCCGCTTCTTGCGGGCGAGAGAATGTTGGCCGTTCAAGAGCGGCTTTACGGGCAAGTTCGCGAATCCTCTTGGTTCCGTTGGCGATACCTTCCGCCATTTTGTCTAGCAATTCCTGTTCTGTCTCCGCTTCGTACACATGCGGTTGACCAATCGGATTACCTTGGTCGTCCTTGGGCTGAATCTCCCGGCGGAATTTCGGTTTAGGTGCTTCTGCAACTGCTGCTTCTGACATTGAAACGCTCCTTAAATATGGGTAGTCCACCCATCAGGAAGGGTTATTTACGGCTATCTAACAAACTCTTTTTGTCTCCGCCGCGTTGTTCGGCGGTGTAGTAGTCGATTTTCTCGGCCATCGCGTTTAGCATTGCCCGTTGAGCGTGGGCAATAGCGTGGAGGGCTGTTACGGCATCTTTATTAGCAGGAGTTTCGCCAATCAAATTGTTCTCGGACTCGATTACGATCTGCTCGGCAACATCTAACACTGCCTGTAAACCAGTGGAATCGTAGATACCGGAAAGGGCGATCTGTCTTTCTGCTGATAGTTGCATTACTGTTCCGCCTCAAGTTCTCCGGGGGATTGTTCAAACGACTGGCGGAGGAGATAGTCTCCGCCCTGATCCAATGAACGGTTGATAACGTCTCGGGCGATTCCTTGCTCACCCTTCTGTTTCAACAATTCTTGCGAGTTCTGGAAATCCTGCTGCTTCCCGGCTTGCTGCGCGGCGATCTTCTGCGCTCCGGGATTCGTTGCCTGTTGATTCTGTTTCATCTTCGTTGTCATGTTCCTGATAATCGAATGACGATTTCTGATACCCGCTGTCTCCAAGAACATCAACAGCAATTCCCCTATATCAACGTATTTCTCGTTGATCAGGTTCAACTGCTGCTGAAGCTCTGGGTTGTTGAAAACTTGCATCAAGACGGGCATCAATGACGCGCCGAGTTTCCGGGTTGCCAGATGAGCGCCAGCGAGAACGTTGAAAGTTACACGTCCCGACAGATAGTCTTCTTCTTTGAACTTGAAGTCTTTCCCAAGCTCGTCTTCGAGCACGTCTTTAATGAACTTCGCGCCTTCCGGCGTGGTCATAACGAACCGGCGATTCAGGTCATCCAACTGGTACAGCCAAGGAATGAAGACCTGATTGACAAACAGGTCCATCGGACCCTGCATTCTTGTAGCCGATGCGCCAGCTACCGCACTAGCTCCGGCGGAACTTCGGGTAGCGGAAGATTTGCCTGCCGTTCCGGGTCCGGGCATTGCTCCCTGAGTAAAGAGACCGTTTGCGCCGTCTGCGCTCTCGGCTTTTGACTCAGAATTCTGGAGGAACGCGAAGAGTTCTCCGAGCGGCAATCGCGGCATTTCCAGCGGGGCGATACTGTCCCTAACGTTGCCCTTGACTTTGACAATTCCGCCTTTGCGGAGCCGAACGTTCTGAGAAGGGACATTGGCGTCGTCTGAGACGGCAAACGGGGGGTCAAGGATCAGTTGCAGCAGTTCCAGCCCGGCATTCTCTAACCCTTGCTGTACCCGTTGATCTGTTCCGACAATCTTTCCAGCACCTAGACCCCAAAAGGATCGAATTCGGTTATAGAAATTCGAGGACAAGAACGGAATTACTCCGTAGGGGTTCGAGCGATTCTGAATAACCTTCTTGTTGTTCAGAGTCGTAATAACTTTGTTGTTGTCCCAACGCTCCAGCACCATAAGGCAGTTTTCGTACGGATCGTCAGTAGTCTGCATCCAATCCGGGACGCCCTGACCGGCAATTGATGGGCTGCCGGGGGTTGTATCGAGATTGCCAAGCTGTGTCGGCTGTTCTTTCGGGGTCTCGAACCACGATTTAAGCGTATCTTCGTCGGGCAGGTTGTAGTCCGGATTGCTTTTCAAGTCCAGAAGTTCGTCCAGCGTCAAGTAATATTTATCAATCACGAACTTCGCCTTGCGAATATCCGGGACTTTCAGCTTGGGGTCAACTAGGACATTGCGAATCTCTCGGTTCTCGAAGAAGGGCTTGAGGATCGTCTTCTTCTTTCGGATTTCTTTAAAAGTAAACGATTCCGTCGTATCTACCGAAATGGGGTTGCCAAGAGCGTCGTTGGCAGTAAGAGGCTCGGCGGAACGTTCGTACTCCGAATACTCTTCCGTAACCCACTTCATGCCCCATTTGTAAATTCCGGTTCCGTGAAGCACGGTCTGGAACAGGCCAAGGCTAACTTCGGTCTGAAATTCCATCTCATCTAGCTCTGTTTTCACAACAGCAGAGCGAGCGCGAACGGTTTCGGCGTCTGTACCCGGTCTAGGTTCGGCGATAAAGCAGTCATCGTTGTAGAACAGCCCTTCTATGAACTGCGGATGAATACTGTTGACGTGTTGGGCAAGAATATAGCGATTGACTGCGGGCTTCTGGGTAACGGTGTTCTCCCAGACCGAGAAAACCTTGGGCGAATCGTACAGAATGTCAATCTGACGCCAGTTTTCGTTCCATTGATTGCTTTCGATCCAACTTTGCGCCGATTGTGCATCATTCTTTACGAGTTCAAGCGCAGCCGCTTCCTCAATCTCTTCAGGAGATGGGGCATTGGCAATAGTGACTTCTTCGCCGGTGACGGCTTGTGATTCGATAAGTGCCATTCAAACCTACTTAGAGGGGATAGGGCGAAGGTAATCCGGTCATGGGGTCTCGATAGGGGTCGGGACGCTCAATTTCAGGTTCCGGTTGTGCCCATTTATTGTCCCAATCTGTGCCCGGAGCGTATTTCCCCCGGCGAAAGATCAGGTTATGGAACTCGTTCTCTGTTACTTCTTGCCAGCGACGGGCGCTGTCTTCCGCGATACTCGTTTTGCCAGTGTCGGCGGCGGAATACTGCTCTACCATCCGGGCAATCGCGTCTGGAATGTCGTTTTTGGCTCTGCGGTTGCCGATATTCTTGAACTGTTTAACTAGCTCGTCTATGTCTGCAATCGTATTGAGGAAAAACATTCTCTTTTCGCTCATCCACGGATGCAGGGTATTCATGCGGATCAGCTTTGCGTCTTCGGTTCCCCGGCCAAGTGATATCCAATCAATGTCCAGATGAACGTTGTTTTCTTTAGCCGTCCGATCCAGAGTTTCCC